CCCCGACGCCTTGCCGCCCGGGTTGTACGACGACATCGACGACGAGGACGGTGGATACGAGTCAGGTCGTAGCTCGAAGACGATCAAGCTCTACACCCACGTCGAGTACGAGGAAGGCAAGGTCCATTGGTACCAGGAGGCCAAGGGCAAGGAGATCCCTGGGTCCCATGGCATGTGCGATGGCGACGTGAATCCCTGGATCCCCCTGCGGTTCAACCGGGTGGATAGCGAGGAGTACGGCCGCTCGTACATCGAGGAGTACTACGGGGACCTGTTGGCTCTGGAGTCCCTGTACCAAGCCATCATCGAGGGGGCTGCGGCCGCGGCCAAGATCCTGTTCCTCGTCAACCCCAACGGCACGACCAGGCCCAGGACCCTGGCCAACGCTGAGAACGGAGCCATCGTCCAGGGCAACGCGGCTGACGTCACCGTCATCCAGACCCAGAAGGCCCAGGACCTGAGCATTGCCAACAGCACCATCGAGCGCATCGAAGCCCGGTTGCAGTTTGCGTTTCTGCTGAACACCGCCATCCAACGACGAGGGGAGCGGGTCACGGCGGAGGAGATCAGATACATGAGCCAGGAGCTCGAGGCTGGCATCGGTGGCCTGTACTCGATCCTTACTCAGGAGCTGCAGTTGCCACTGGTGCGTCGGTTGCTTCACGTCCTGCGCAAACAACGCAAGCTCCAAGCTTTCCCGAAGGGTCAAGGTGGTGTGCCACTGGTCAACCCAAGACCCGTGACTGGCCTTGAAGCCATTGGCCGCGGCGATGACCGCAACAAGTTGATCCAGTTCATCACCACTGCCACCCAAACCCTGGGCCCTGAAGCTGTCGCCAAGTTCGTGAACATTGACGAGGCACTGCGTCGTCTGGCCGCAAGTGAATCCATCGACACAACCAACCTGGTCAAGTCTCAGGACCAGCTACAACAGGAGGCAGCTGCTGCCCAAGCGGAACAACAGCAAGCTGCCCAACGTGAAATGCTGATGACTGGCCTCAAGTCATCAGCCATGGCGCAGGTCGCCAACAACTACACCCAAGAAGGAGCACCCTATGGCCCGCAATTCGCAGATGGCACGGACCCAGCCCAACCAGGAGCAATCCCCAACGCCCTCCCCAGCCCCCCAGGCGGACCCGGTATCCCTAGTGGGACCACCAGCCCGGGTGCCGCAGCCGGACCCGTATGAAGACATCGTCGTTGGCCACGTAAAGCCAAGGCCTAAGGCCGAGCCCAGCCCAGCACCTGTCGCCACATACGGTGACGACGGATCCATCACCATCCAATAAGCACCCAGCCATGCCTGAAGCCATCACTATCACCCAAAGCGAAAGCCCAGCACTGTCGCCCCAGAATGAGGAGATGCTTGCCGCCTTGGCAGGCGAAGGAGACGACAAGCCAGCTGAACTTCTAGCCGGCAAGTACAAGTCCGTCGAGGATTTGGAGAAGGCTTACAAGGAACTCCAGTCCAAGCTCAGCCGTGGTGAATCACTCCCGCCAAAAGCTGAAGACGACAACACTGCTGACGACCAGGACGGTGGCGACGACGAGGAGGATGACAAGCCCGCTGGTGACGCCCGTGAAATCTACGGGGACCTGATCGGCGGAAAGCTTGACGATGCTGGTATCGACTTCCAGGACATGAACGTCCGCTGGCAACAGTCGGGCACCTTGGAGTCCGGGGACTACGACCAGCTGGCCGAGGCTGGCTTCAACCGGGACATGGTCGATGCGTACTTGTCTGGGCTCCAGTACAAGGCAGCTCAAGACACAGCATTGAGTGTCAAGGAGGTGGCATCCATCAAGGAGTCCCTTGGTGGTGAGGCCGAGTACAACAAGATGATTCAGTGGGCCGGTGCCAACCTGCCACCTGAGGAGGTTGAAGGCTTCAACCAGATCATCAATAGCCAGCCCATGGCTGCGGTGAAGATGGCGGTGTCTGGCCTGCATGCCCGGTACACAGCAGTCGAGGGTCGCGAACCCAAGCTCATTGGTGGCCGTGCCTCCAAGGGCAACAGCGACAAGTTTGAGAGCACAGCTCAGCTGGTCGAAGCCATGTCGGATCCGCGCTACAGCAAGGACCCCGCGTACCAAAGAAAGATCCAAGAGAAACTCGGGCGATCGAGTATCTTCTGATCGGTGTGTTTGTTCGGGGCCCTCCATTTTCTTGGGGGGCTTTTTTATGGCTTGCATTTATCCGTACACTGATTGCACCTAGACCCACTCACAATCAGCGACGGCCCACTGCGGTGGACACCCGCTCGTGAACGGGAGCCCGGCGTCGGGGTAACCCCCAACCCTTTCTTTATCTAGGAGCCCAGCAATGGCCGCCCCCGATTTCACAGCTTCACGCCTTGGCCTAGTAAACGCCGCTGGTGGCGGTTCTTGGGCCGGTGACAACGCACTGTTCCTTCAGGTCTGGGCCGGTGAAGTTCTCACCGCGTTCCGTAAGGCCACCATCTTTGAACCCCTTCACACTGTTCGGACCATTGCCTCTGGCAAGTCCGCGTCGTTCCCGATCGTTGGTCTCAACTCTGCTGCGTACCACACCCCCGGCACCATGCTGACGGGCACCGCAGTCAAGAACGCTGAGGCTGTCATCAAGATCGACGACAAGCTCGTCTCCAACGTGTTTATCGCTGACATCGACGAGGCTAAGAACCACTGGGACGTCCGCTCTCCGTACTCCGCGGAGATGGGCAACGCCCTGGCGTACACCTTTGACCGCAACATTGCGGCAACGATCGCCAAGGCTGCACGTACCGCCACCAACTTCAACACTGACCTGCCCGGTGGTACCCGCATCAAGATCGTGGCAGCCACCAAGGCTGCCATCACTGGTGCTCAACTGGCCACCGCTTTGTTCTCTGCCGCTCAGCGGATGGATGAGAACAACTTGCCCGAGAACGACCGCTATTGCGTTCTGGCTCCTGCCGAGTACTACAAGCTCGTCCAAGAGACCGACGTAATCAACCGGGATTGGGGCGGTGCTGGTGCGTACTCCGACGGCACCGTGCTGAAGGTTGCTGGCATCACCATCCTGAAGTCGAACCACCTCCCCACTACCAACCGCTCTGCGGCCACCGGGGAGAACAACGACTACGCCGCCAACTTCACCGACTCCGTCGCCCTTGCTTTCAACAAGCAAGCCGTCGGCACCGTGAAGCTGATGGACCTCCGGATGGAGCAGACCGGTGCTGACGTGCATGCCCTGTGGCAAGGCACCTTCATGGTTGCCTCTATGGCCCTGGGCTCTGCCGTCCTCCGTCCTGACTGTGCCGTTGAGATCTACACCGCAACCAGCTGATCGCGGTCAATATGGGGGGAGCATCGGCTTCCCCTTTTTTTCTTTCTTCAGAGCTTTGCCATGACTCTTGCTCGCACCTCGTTTCTGGAAGCCGTGAACCGGGTGCTGCAGATGCTTGGTGAGGCACCAGTCAACGGTTTGGATGGGCAGTTCGGCTTGGCCCAGCAGGCACAAGATGCAATCAACGACGTCAGTCGCAAGATTCAGACAGAGGGGTGGTCGTTCAACACCGACTTTGAACGCCTGATGATGCGGGACTCCATCACGCAACACATCGGCGTGGGGTCCAATGTCAGCCGGGTCAAGGTTGACCCCTACTCCTACCCAGACGTCGACGTCGTGCTGCGAGGCCCCAAGTTGTATGACCGCAGGGCCGGCAGCTACGAGTTTGAGGAGGACCTACGTGCTGATGTCACCTACATCCTGGAGTGGGATGAGGTGCCTGAGTACGCCCACCAGTACTTCATGATCAAGGCTGGCCGCCAGTTGCAGGAGGCGATCTTGGGATCAGCTGACCTGTCAAGAATCAACGCAGCTGCTGAAGCTGAAGCCCGCAGCCTGTTCCTCGAGGAAGAGACCACCTGCGGGGACCACAGCTGGCTACGTGGCAATCCCAACCACACCAATGTTTTCATGACCTATAAGCCTGCTTGGGCCCTGCGTCGCTAGCCATGCCACTGATCAGTAGCTCCATACCCAACCTGATCAACGGCATCAGTCAGCAACCATCGGCATTGCGCCTGGCGTCCCAGTGCGAGCAGATGGTTAACTGCATGCCCAGCCCAGTGGAAGGGTTGAAGAAGCGGCCACCGTCGCAGCACATTGCCAAGCTGTTCTCCGGATCAGCTGGTGCCGGGTGCCCATTCACGACCATCGTGGATCGGGATGGGACCATCCAGTTCCTGGTCCTGATCCTCGACAACGACATCAAGGTCTTTGGTTTGGATGGATCCACCAAGACGGTGACCAAACCTGACGGCACGTCGTACCTCAACATCACTGGCGAACCCAGTGCCGTGTTCCGCGTGGCTTCGGTGGCTGACTACACGTTCATCGTGAGTCGTGAAAAGACGGTGGCCATGGCAGCCACGACGTCACCCACCTGGGGCACCAAGTCCATGGTGTTCATCAAGTCCGCTGACTACGCCACCACTTACAGCATCACCGTCAACGCCACCACGGCCACGTACACCACAGCCAACGCAGGTGGCAGTGTGCCGAGCACCGTGGACATCGCGCTCAACCTGCGCAACTCACTAAACGCAGCCCTTGGCGGAACCTTTACTTTCACGGCCAGCGACTACGTCGTGCGAATCACGAAGAACGACGGCACTGACTACACGCTGGGCAGCTCGGACACCAGGATTGGCACGGCAACGGTGCCCATCAAAGGCTCGGTGGACACCATCTCTGACCTGCCGACCAAGGCCGAGCATGGCTTCATCGTCAAGATCATTGGCTCCGCTGCGTCCGGGGCCGACGATTACTACGTGAAGTTCGTGACCACCGTCGGCTCAGGCTTTGGCCATGGCATCTGGCAGGAGACAGTGGCCCCCGGCATCCAGTACTTGTTCGATGCGACCACCATGCCCCACGTGCTGATCCGTAACAACGACGGCACGTTCACTTTCAGGAAGTTCGATTGGTCTGGCCGGGTAGCAGGTGACGCCATCACTGCAAAGGAGCCGAGCTTTGTTGGGTCCACGATCCAGAACGTCAACCTGTTCCGCAATCGGCTTGCGTTGTTGGCTGATGAAAACGTCATCATGTCGGCAGCTGATGCGTACGACAGGTTCTGGCCGGAGTCCGTGCAGACCGTGGTCGACTCGGACCCCATTGACCTCAGTGCCGGCAGCAGGAAGATCAACCTGCTGACGTCGAGCCTGGCCTTTGCCGACGTGTTGCTGGTCTTCAGTCGCAACGGGCAATTCAGGTTGAGTGGTGGCAATGCAGTCGCTGCGTCGTTGACACCCAAGACCGCGACCATCACGCAGATCACAGCGTTTGAGATGAGCAACGGCGTGGACCCGGTGATCGTGGGTCGCACCATGTACTTCCCGGTGCCCAGGGGTGAGTACGGCGGCTTGAGGGAGTTCTTCTTGCCGGATGCATCAGGCCCGGTGCCTACGTCGGAGGAAGTGACAGCAGCTGTGCCACGGTTCCTGCCGTCGGACCTGTCGAACCTGGTTGCGACAGCAGCTGAAGAGGCGGTCTACGCCGTGTCAAAGAGTCAACCCCGGCGCGTCTATCTCTACAAATTCCTGTTCCAGGGGGACAACAAGCTGCAAAGCGCCTGGAGTTACTGGGAGTTCAATGCCGGCAAGAGCGTGATCGGCGTGGACCTGGTCGACAGTGACCTGTATGTCGTGGTGCAGTACTCCGACGGTGTCTATCTGGAGCGCATCGTGACTCACCCTGAATCCGTGGATGCCGGTACGACGGTGGAGATGTTGGTGGATCGCAAGGCGACAGAGGCCAGTTGCACTGTGGCGTTGACGACGCCGAGTGGACTGGACACCCAAAGCACCATCACCCTGCCGTACCCCATCAACACCAGCACCAGCAACATGGCAGTGGTTGGCCGGTTCTTTGCGGGCAACAGCTTGGCCCACGGCCAGGTCGTTCAGCTCCTGTCGTCGACTGCTGCTGGTGGCGCCGGTGGCAACGGTACCCTTACGGTCCGTGGTGACCTGACTGGCGCTGAGTTCTTTGTGGGTGAGCTGTACCCCATGCTGTACGAGTTCAGCACCCAGTACCTGAAAGAGCAGCCGCCTGGTGGTGGCATGGCTGTGATCTCAGGACCCAAGCTGCAGCTCCGCACCTGGACCATGCTGTTTGACAAGACGTCGTTCTTCAACATCAACATCACCCCCCGTGGCCGGGACACCATGACGTACCCGTACACCGGTCTCGAGATTGGGGACCAGGAGATCAGCCTGGGTGAGTTGGCTCTCCGCACTTCCAAGTTCCGGGTGCCCGTCATGGCTCAGAACATCGAGGCCAAGATTGAGGTCACCAGCTCCTCGCCGCTGCCGTGTCGCCTCCAGTCGGCAGAGTGGGAAGGTTTCTACCACACCCGAGCGGCTCGCCTGTGACGTCTGCGTACACCAGGCCCACCAGGGTCGCTGATATTCCGTATGTGGCGGAGTTCATGCGGGAGGAGGACGTCGCAGAGGTGCGGGCACACTCAGGCCACACCCCTCAGGAGTCCCTGTTGCATAGCTTTTTTGCTGGGTCTCCTTGCATGACCATGATTGGGAGAGACGGCAGGCCTATGGGCATGTGGGGCGTCGTTCCACAAGACGGGAGCATCGGCACGATCTGGATGCTGTGCACCGACGACCTGGTGCGGGACCGTCTCAACTCCATGCGGTTCCTACGGGAAGCCAGGGGCCACTTGGATCTGGTGCAGCGTCGGTACAAGGTGCTTTTCAATCTCGCAGATGCTCGTAACGTGGTGCATATCAAATGGTTGCGGTGGATGGGGTTCACCTTCATCTCGTCGCACCCCAGATTCGGAACAGAAGGTCGGCTGTTCCATGAGTTCGTGAGGATCTAGGACCATGTGTGGACCAATCCCAATCATCATGGGCGTCGTCAGCGCCGGCCTGGGCATCGGCCAAGCGGTGGCTGGTGCCCAGGCCGCACAGCAGCAAGTCGACTTTGCCAATGCCCAGGCCCAGCAAGGGTTCCGGTTCCAGCAAATGCAAGCCAGCTCGCAGAGAAACTTTGAGCAGCTGCGGGCCAATCAACAGGAAGAGTTGATGCGGATCAATCGCCTGATGGCCGACAACGCCTACGCCAACGACATCGGGGCCCTGAACGCCCGGTTGATGCAAGAGCAAGCAGCTGCGAGCCAAGAGCAACAGAAGGGCGCGATCGCTGGGACCAAGGCCCGAGGCGAGATCATTGCCTCCGGTCGCTTGGGCAACACTGTCGACAACCTGGTGGCTGACTTCTACAGGCAGCAGGCCCAGTTCGACTTTGCCACCAGCCAGAATCTGGCGTTCACCGGCACCCAGATCCAACTCCAGAAACAAGGGGTCGCAGCTGAGCGTGGCTCCCGGATCGCCAGCCAGCAACCGTACATCGAGCAACCGGTGCTGGATCCACTGGAACCCATTTACCAGGCGAAGCCGAGCAAGCTGCCGTTCATCCTGCAGGGGGCCAGTGCCGTCTTGGGTGGCGTCAGCACAGGTATGAGCACAGCTTCGTCCATGAGGGGGGCTGGGTACAACCCTTCAAAATGGGGCTTCAAGGCATAAACCATGGCACGTCTATCAACCGGTCAGTTTTACGGCGAGGCCAGCCGTGCCTCAGCCGCTCAACTCCTTGGTGGCATCCCCACCGAAGCATCTGGCGAAGCCCTGGCTCAAGGCTCGATCAATGCCCCGTCCTTGCAGCCACGGGCGACACCTGTCGATACGTTCCAACGGGTAGGAGCGCCGACACTGGGTGGGGCCCCCAAGTTCTTTGCGCCACCGGACCTACCGAACCCAGGCCAAGACCTGGCGAATCTGTCCCGGGCCCTGGGTGGATTCAGCTCGACGTTGCAGAACTTTGGCGAGACATGGATCGCCAGCAAAAAAGAGGAAGGCAAACGGATGGAGGAGGCCACTGGGGCCCTTGTTGGCCAAGTCAGCAAATATGGCCCAGCCCGTGGCATCGCTGACCTTGTTGCCAACCTGGAGAAAGCCAAGGCCCTTGGGGACCCAAATGCTGACCGATGGCTGCAGATCGTTCGAGAGAAACAAAACTCCTCATATGGCAAGTACTGGCTGGGGCGCTCCATTGAGCAGAACGCGATCCAGGACGCAGCACTGAGTTTGCCGGACCTTGTCGCCAACACCTCCGTGATCCCGGGGGCGGACGGCAAGGACATCGAACTCAACACCCTGCCGACCAACGACTACAGGTACCTGGAGTGGCGGGATGGAAGGCTGTTTGGCGGTTGGGCCATGTCGAACCCGGGCTACGCCAAGAACCAGGGGATCATTGTCCAGGCGCAGCTCCAGGCTGACCAGATCCAGCGAAAGAAGTACAACGCCAACATGGCCAACATGGCCGCCAGCCAGTTCGTGGTCAACAGGCAAAGCATTGCCAAGGGCTACGTCTCCTTGTGGGACGCCGGAGGGTGGAACAATGCAGAGACCAGCTTCGGCTGGGCCAGCAATGCTTTGCAGCAACAAGTCGACTACGCCAGGCAGCTCTCTGGCGTGACCGAAGAAGCAAAGACGAAGCTGGTCAGCGATTTGCTGGAAGGGTTTGCTTTGGACGTCGTGTCGGCTGCCAAGACCCAAGGCGCCAAATCCGCAATTCCTATCTCCGACATAGACGCCATCCTGAAACCTGTGCTCAGGTCGGTCCGTACCGGCCCCGTCGACCAACGGGTCAAGGCTGATGGCACTCCAAACGAAGCCTTGCGTCTGTACAACACCCTGGGCGGCGAGGCGTACCTGGATCAGGTGGTGGCCAAAGCCATTGCCAGCCAGATCCAAAACAACACCCAGCAAGCCCAGATGGCTGGGATCCAGGAGCAGCAAGCGTTCGACACGCGACTGGCCGCAGCGTTGCCAGAGGGCCGTCGTTCTGATCCGGCTGCCATCAAGGGTTTCCACCAGGTCGAGCGACAGCAAGCAGCGTCGATAACCGATGGGACCCAACGGGCCGCCAGGTACTCGCAGATCGACGCATCTGAGCGCCAGTTGACTGAGACGTACGTCAAGCCAGTCCAGGAGCGGCGGGCCCTGCAGCTCACCCAGCAACTGGCCGGAACCGTCAACGACGAGGGCAAGCGCAACAGGTTGGCAGCTCAAGTGGAGTCCGACTTGGCAGCTGGCTTGATCACCAGTGCAACGGCCATCAGCATCCAAACCACCTTGTCGGCCCAGGGCTCTAAGGAGGTGCGGACCTACGACAAGGACATCAACAAACGCATCGACACGATGTCCAAGGAGTGGGAGGCGTACAGCGGCAGTCCCAATTCATACGGTGGCTCCACTGTTGCTGGGTTTGAGTCCCAGGCTCTGTACAAGGCCCGCGACGACGCACGTCGCAGGTCTCAGGAAGCTGTGTACCAAGCCATCGAAAACGGCAAGGATCCAGTGCAGGCACTAAATCAACTGTGGACCAACAGCAACTTTGGTCTCAGACGTCGTGAAGAGGTGGGTGGTGTCCAGGCCCCCATGTATGAGAACGGTTCTCAGTTGATGCGGAAGAACACTGGCAACTGGAACCGGAGCTCCATGGATTCTCGGGCCGCCAGCAACCTGAAAGGCCAGGCCAAGGTTCGTCCGCTGTACGGCGCTGAGCCTTTCGCCACTGACGTCGATGCTTTCCTGAATGGGAGCCCGAGCCAGAACTTCAGGACGTTGATGAAGACATTGACGACGGGGGCCGGTGGCCAGAAGCCATCTGAGGTGATCTTGAATCAGTTCCGTCTTCTGGGCATCGACGTGCCAGAGGAGCAACGCCAGCGCATCCAGTCCATGGATGGCCAAGAGATTTCAAGGGCAACACCTGCGCGTCGTCAGAGTCCCCAGCAAAACGGGGCCCTAGCTGGCATCCAGATCGTTGGTGGGGCCCTGGGCAACTTGTTGGTGCCACCGGCTGCAGCTGCACCAACCGTCGCGGCCACGACGCGACCAGTGGTTGCTGCCAGGACCCAGTCAACCGTGACCCCACA